ATATGTTGCAGACTCTTATGGGTGATGCAGTAGATGGTTACAAAGGGTGCAAGGGTATAGGTAAGATCAAAGCCAACAGGTTACTGGATAACACACCTCAGAAAAACTGGTGGCGTATGGTAGTTAAAACATATGAAGCTGCAGGTATGACTGAGGGTGATGCACTAGTGCAAGCAAGGGTAGCCCGCATACTACGTAATAAAGATTATGACTCAGAAACTAAACAACCAATATTATGGAGGCCAGATGCGGAGCAGGATAATTAACTTTACTATTATAGTAGCACTAGCTTTATTCTCAATGATGCACTTTCTAGAAATAGCGAAGGCCACTAAACATATCACACACAGGTTAAGTTCTATCAGTGAATTTAAGGAATGTGTTAACTTCCAGAATCATGTACCACTGGATATGGCTCGTGTGATTTGGGATGTACAGTCTGCATCCTGCTATGTAGTATTGAAAAATGGTAGGTTCATAACTGTACCTAATTTTATTAAAGAGTTAGAGGACTATACATTTGAGGAAGGTGGCTTGTAATGACAATTAAGGAAGGGTATACACTCCGAGACATGATACAAGCACGTACATCTAGGAAGACTAAAAGTAATAAGATGCAAGTAGATGGGGATCACTACCTTAAAAAGGTACAACCTTGGGACTTCATCCTTGCTAATGATTTAGGATTCCTGGAGGGTAACATTATTAAATATATTAGTAGGTATAAGAGCAAGGGTGGGTTAGTGGATTTATATAAGGCTAGGCACTACTTAGAGAAACTAATTGAAGTAAAAGAACAGTAAGGTAATGAAAACGAAATGGCAATATTACCCTTAACTTACAAAAAGTTAGGGGTATTTTTTCCTACACAACTCCTCACTAGAGAGGAATCTCGCTTACGCGTATAAGGAAGATATGAATAAACAAAGCAAGAGGAGAGGCAGTGAATTAGGCATGCTACTAACTCCAGAAATTATTAGGGCAATAGCCAACACGTTCCCTAGAGTAGCTTTAAATCTACACGTAGAGCCAAATGAATTGTGGTACAGAGAAGGACAATGCTCCGTAGTAGAAGTACTACAGGCAAAGTATGATGAGGTTAATATTAATATACTTAATAAGGAGCTACTATAATGTGTGTAGGTAATGCTGCTGCTTCTCCTTCCAAGCAGTTAAATATAGGTAATAAGAAAAGGATGACTATCAATAGAAAGATTCCTACCACAAAGTCAAAAGGAAAGTGGAGTACTGCAGAATTACAGTTGCGTACAGATGAGGGTGTCAGACTAAATAAGCAAGGCAAGCATATAGTTTATGAAGATAGTGAGGGTTTTCTAACCGCAGGTATAGGACATAGACTAACTGATGCTGAGATAGCAAAAGATAATTATAAAGAATTTGATGAGGTAGTAGATCAATCTCTACCTGAGAAGTGGTTTAGGAAAGATTTAGCAACAGCCAATGAGGATGTTGATGTACTATATAAAGGTATGAATATCCAAGGGGTGAAGAGGGATGTACTAGTAAACATGGCATTCAACATGGGGAGACCCAAGTTAGCTGAGTTTGATAGTATGGAGGATTTCATTCGTGTTGGAGATAATGCGGGTATGAGATATGAGATGGAGAATTCCACTTGGTGGGGTCAGGTTAAGGACAGATCAAAAAGATTAGGTAAACAAATAGAAGACTTACCTAAAGAGAAAACAGAAGTAGAGAAAGCAGCTTTATCTCCAACTCTTGCCGCACAAGATTCTAGTAAATTGTATGCCACACCTAAGAAGTGGCAAACAGAAAATGATATAAAAGATTCAAAGGGAAAGGTACAACCACGTAACCAATCGCAACAAGGGAATAAAGGCTTTGGTTTCTATGGACCACAGGTGGAGCAAACAGAAGGAAGTGACCCACGAACAATGACTGAATATACTATTTCACAACCCCTATACAAGGGAGGCCCAGAAACTGATATGCCTTCACTGTATCTAGGCATGCCCTTGAAACAATATAATGAAGTTTTGCAAGGAAAGATTTCTCCTGAAACCCAGAAGGGAGCGAAGGCTGCAGCATTGGGTAGAATAAGTTCAGGCAAGTCACTGTATAGACAGAGTGATGAAGCGGATGTAGAAGTACCAATAAAATAATTATTATCAATAAGGAGCAAAAGGCATGTGTATAGGTGGCGGCGGTCCAAGTAAAGCAGCGAATGATCAGGCTGCTGAGAATGAAAGACTAGCAGAAAAACGTAGGCAAGATAAAAGAGCCGCGTTGCAAAATCCTGAAGACCTATTAGCAAAGGATGATTCGGAAAAGAAATTCCAAAATAGGGGTAGGAGAGGCTTAACGATTGGCCTAGATTCTAATACAGAATCAGAAAATCCATCGGGACTATCAATTAAATCATAGAGGTTAAGTATATGAAAGAGAATACGGAAGCGATTCCTGAAGGAGAAGTAGGTACTAAACGTGCAAGGTACAATAGGTTAGTAACCTTCCGTGATCCTTATCTCCAACGGGCGAGGTCATGTAGTGTTCTGACCATTCCATCTCTTATACCACCAGACGGAAGTGGGGGTTCAACAGTGTTACCTTCACCCTATCAATCACTCGGAGCGAGGGGGGTTAATAACTTAGCATCTAAATTACTAATAACATTACTACCACCTAATGCCCCATTCTTTAAACTAGTTGTTGATGACTTTGTATTAACAGAGATGACAGGTAAAGAAGGGTTACGGGCAGAGGTAGAAGAAACATTTAATAGTATGGAACGTAGTGTAATGACGGAGATTGAAACTTCAGCAATACGACCTGCTGTCTTTGAATCCCTCAAGCACTTATTAGTGGCAGGCAATGTCGCTACATTTCTGAATCCCGAAGGAGGTATGAAAATCTTCCCACTGGATCGATACGTTGCTAGGCGTGATCCTATGGGGGCTTTGCTAGAGCTTATTACTGAAGAACACGTATCTATTTCAGACTTACCTGAAGAGATGCAAGGGGAAGTCGCAGGTGAAACAGGGTCGAGTGTATCTCAGAATGGCGAGAAAATCATTGGCTTATACACATGTGTTAAACGTGAAAAGGGAAAGTGGATTGTATCACAAGAAGCAGGGGGCATGGAAGTACCAAACAGTAAGGGTACTTATCCTTTAGAGAAATCACCTTTCTCTGTCCTACGCTTTGTGGGTATATCAGGAGAAGACTATGGAAGAGGATTCGTAGAAGAATATAAAGGTGATATACAATCCCTGGAATTCTTAACTAAAGCGATTGTACAAGGAAGTGCAGCAGCAGCCAAGGTGTTGTTTATGTTACGACCTAGTGCAGTAACTGAATCTTCTGATGTAACAGAGTCTGAGTCTGGGGATATTATCATAGGCAATGCAGATGATATCAGCGTATTACAACTACAGAAACAAGCTGACTTTACCGTAGCTGCCAATACGATAACTCGATTGGAAACTGCATTAGGCCTAGCCTTCCTGCTGAATACTGCAATACAAAGGAAAGGTGAGAGAGTTACTGCAGAAGAAATACGCTATATGGCTAATGAATTAGAGAATGCTTTGGGTGGAATATACTCATCACTATCACAAGAATTCCAATTACCACTAGTTACTGTATTGATGGCTCGAATGGAAAAGCAGAAGAAACTTCCTATACTACCGAAGGGTATGGTTCGACCACAGATTACTACAGGTGTAGATGCTATTGGTAGAGGGCAAGATAGTGAGAAGTTGAGAGCATGGATGGATGATATATCTGTACTCGGACCAGAAGTTGTTGCGGGTAATATAGTAGCAACTGATTATATTAAGCGTAGTGGTGTTGCTCGTGGTATTGATATGAAAGGTTTAGTTAAGAGTAAAGAGGAATTAGAAGCTGAACAACAAGCCGCACAGCAACAGCAGCAGCAACAAGCAATGATGGAAAAATTAGGACCAAATGCAATTACTCAAGCAGGAGGTATGTTAGGTAAAATGCAAGATCAGCAATCCGAGGGCCAAGCTGCACCTAGTGGAGTAGAACTCCCTACAGGTGAGGGTGAAGTGGTTCAATAAAAACTTTTGAAAAGGTAAGGAAATTATGGCAAACGCAATCCCAGTTACACGCCCACCTGAAGTTAAAGGAAAGGTTAAAGAGGAAGTTAAAACTACAACTAAACCTGAGAGTGTTAAACTAAAAACACACGATGCGGTGCGGGTAAACAATTAAAAATATGGTAGAAGAAGTTGCTATTGACACTACTGAAGAACCTACCCCAGATATTGTTGTGGGTTCGGACGAATATAATAAACAGATGGCAGATAAGTTTGATGCATCTCAGGAGAGTACACCAGAAGACACAGAAGAAAAGGTAGAAATACCTGAGAAGCCTGATGGTATTCCTGCTAAGTTCTATAACAAAGCGACAGGAGAAGTAGATTATGCTTCACTAACTAAGTCGTATAATGAATTAGAAAAAGGAAGAGGAAAGGTTAAAGCTACACCAGATGCAACTCCAAAAGTCAACTCTGACGATGCGGTGGTGTTAGCTAAAGTTAGGCATGATGAAGCTAAAACTAAAGCTGATGCTGAAGGAGCTACACAAGAAGATAAGGATGCTCTTGCCCTAGCAGATGAAGTACTTACGTTAGCTAAAGCTGATGCTATTACTACAAGGAAAACTACTGAGGAAGCTAATACTGCGAAAGCACTAGTAGAGAAATCAGGTTTTGACTTTGATGAACTCACCACTGAATATACAAATCATGGGTTTTTATCTGAAGAGAGTATAGCAAGCTTAGTAGAAGGTGGTATTCCCGAAGCAACTGTAAAGAGTTATCTTGCAGGACAGGAAGCCCTAGCAGCTCAGTGGGAAAATGAAGCTAAAGGTATAGCAGGTGGTAAAGAAGCTTATGCTACTATGATTGATTGGGCCAGTAAAACACTAGAGCCTGAAGAAATTAAAGCATATGATACTGCTGTTAATAACAGAGATATTGATCAAGTTAAATTAGCAGTATCAGGACTTAAAGCTAAGTATGAAGATTCAAATGGTAGAGAGCCTACACTACTGGGAGGTACGACAGGCGGCAATACAAGTGCGGGTGGATATGCAAGTAGACAAGAAATGGTCAAAGCTATGTCAGACCCAAGGTACGGACAAGACCCTTCATATAGGGCAGCGGTAGCAAACAAAGTAGGAAAAACTACCGCCTTCTAGTTGATACGACTTCATATAGGGTATGTCGATAACTGCCCCTAACTAATTTCTAGTAGTAAAACACAAGCTAATGCCCGACTGAGGTTGGATAACATTGTGTGATGGTTTTATAAATAGAAGCAGCAGTAAAACTATTTATTTAATTTATAAGGAAACATATTATGGCAGCAGCAACACCTTTAAGATCGGGTCAGGTTAATGGATCAGGCGCAACAGATGCCCTATTCCTAAAAGTATTCGGTGGTGAAGTCTTAACCGCCTTTGAACAATCACAGGTCGTAGTAGATAAGCACACAGTACGACAAATTTCTAATGGTAAATCAGCACAGTTCCCTGCAACTTGGAAAGTTAGTGCAGCATACCATACTCCAGGAGCTGAAATTTTAGGGCAAACATCTAATGTTAATGAACGGGTTATCGCTATTGATGATCAGTTGATTGCTTCAGTAGCTATCCCATCAATTGATGAAGCTATGAACCATTATGATTATCGTTCTATTTATTCTAAGGAATGTGGTATTGAACTTGCTAATACGTGGGACAGAAATGTACTACAAGTGGGTGTCAATGCAGCCCGCGCTTCAACTACTGTCACTGGTGGTGACGGCGGAACTGTTCTAACATCTTCTGGTACTCTGTATCGTACATCCTCTAGCGATCTAGCTGCAGGTATATACTCAGGTATTCAGGCTATGGATGAAAAGAACAATCCTGATGCAGATGGTCGTAATTGCTTCATGCGCCCTGCTCAGTACTACTTACTAGCACAAGACAAAACTCTGTACAACACAGACTATGCAGCAGGTAATGGTAACTTCAAGGATGGCGCAGTATTCCAGATCGGTGGAGCTAAATTGGTTAAGACCAATAACTTCCCTATCACGAACATTGCAGCAGGTCCTGCTACATACCAAGGTAACTTTGCACTAACCGTTGGGCTACTAATGTCCACACGTGCAGTTGGTACTGTTAAGTTGTTAGACCTAGCTCAAGAAATGTCTTGGGATATGCGTAGGCAAGTAACATTGATTCTTGCTAAGTATGCTATTGGTCATGGTATACTACGCCCTGAAGCAGCAGTTGAGTTGAAAACTACTTCTTAAATAGTAGTGTAATACAAAGGGGGATTAGTGGTTTAACTACTAATTCCCTTTTTTCATAAAATTAATATAATAAGGAAAACATTATGAGCCATGCTGTCCTCACCACAGAGCTAGAGGCAATCAACACAATGTTGGATGCCGCAGGTGAATCACCAGTAAGCACATTGGAAACTTCGGGTTTAGCCGATGTAGCTGAATGTAAATTAGTATTAGACCAAGTGCTACGCTCTGCACTAGAGGTAGGATGGACATTTAATAAAGAAGAAGATTGGGATATAGTTCCTGATGCTGATGGCTTTATTAATTTACCTGTTAACTGTTTAAGTTTTGATGTTGAACGTAACTCAAGCAAGTCAAATAGAGCGGATACAATACAGCGTGGGCTACGCTTATATGATAAGAAGAATCATACGTATGTATTTACGGAAACAATCACAGGTGAGATAGTTATACTATTACATTGGGAAGAGTTACCACAAGCAGCACGTTCATATATCATGATCAAGGCTGCACGTATATACCAAACAAGAGCTTTAGGCTCGGATACTCTACACAAGTTTTCTGAACAGCAAGAGCTGAATGCATATGCATCCCTTAGAAGGGCGCAAGCTAAGAAAACGGATGGTAGTTTCTTTAAGGATAGTTGGTCGGTATCATCCGTCCTCTATAGATAACTATGGCATTAGTTAACGGAGTTATATCAAATTTATATAATGGGGTATCACAGCAACCCGATCCCCTACGCCACCCCTCACAGTGTACACAGCAGGATAACGCTTACCCTACTATTGCTACAGGGTTAAGAAAGCGGCCTGCCTTCCATCACATAGCTAAGATAAAGAATTCTATAGCTGCTGATGCTTTTACACATTTGATTAACAGAGATGAAAGTGAGAGATATGTTGTAGTAATATTGAATGGTGATATTGAGGTATATGATCTCGATGGGGTACAGCAAACAGTTTTATTTCCTAATGGGAAAGCATATCTAAGTGCTACTACACCTCGTACATCCTTTAGTGTAGTAACCGTAGCTGATTACACCTTTATAGTTAATAAGACTATAACAGCACTTATGGATGCTACCACTTCTGGTGTCGGTTCACTTGGTTCTAAACAGAAATTTAGCGAACTACCAACTACAGGTAATGTAACAAATGATGTATGGAAAATAGAGGGTGATGATACTCAGCGTTTTGATGATTACTATGTGCGGTATGATGCTACTGGAGTTTGGGTTGAAACAATAGCCCCTACTCAAGAAACAATAATAGAGAAAACTACTATGCCCCACACACTAGCAAGAACTTCTGCAGGTGTGTTCACTTTTGCTCATCAAGTTTGGAATGATAGATTAGTGGGTAGTACAATATCTAATAAGAGTCCTTCATTCATTGGACAGAAAATACAAGGTATCTTCTTCCATAGAAATCGTTTAGGATTTCATGCAGGTGAATCTATAATAATGTCCAGAGCAGGATTATATTTTAACTTTTGGGCTAAAACAACTACCGCTGTACTAGATGATGATCCAGTGGATATACAGGTAAGTCACACTAAGGTTTCAATATTGAGGCATGTGATACCTTTTGATAAGACCCTGTTACTCTTCTCTGATCAGACTCAGTTTCAGCTAACTGCTACAGAGAGCTTAACACCTAAGACTGTTTCTACAGAAGTTGTAACGGAGTTTGAATCAACAAAGGAATGCTCCCCTGTAGGTTTAGGAAATTCAGTTTACTTTGCATCAGATAAAGGTACAGCTTCCTCTATTAGGGAGTACTTTGTAGATGAAACTACAATTACTAATGATGCTGCAGATGTAACAGCACACGCACCTTCATATATACCACCAAATCTATATCAACTGGAAGCTAGTTCCACTGAAGATTTAGTAGTAGCTCTATCTACAAGTGTACGTAATGCTATCTACATATATAAAGTATATTGGAATGGACAAGAGAAAGCTCAGTCATCTTGGGGTAGATACTTATTCAATGAAACGGATACTGTATTACACGTAAATTTTATTAACTCAACGATGTATGTAGTTATACAACGAGCTGATGGTATATACCTAGAGAAAACTAATTTACAGGAGGGGTTTAAAGATACAGGTTTTACCCACCAGATATTATTAGATAGGCAAGTAACCTTAACAGGTTTATATAATTCAGTTACTAATGTAACTACGTGGACTCTACCATATGCTGATGCAGGAGACTTTAGTGTAATACGTGGAGCAGCCTGGACCTCTGCAGCAGGAGGTATAGTAAGTAGTACACATAGTATTAGTTCTTCAACAATTGAAGCTGTAGGTAACTTCTCAACTTACCCCTGCATCATAGGGAGAAAGTATGATCTCCGCTATAGGTTCTCCGAGCAGTCAGTAAGGGATGCAAAAGGTATAGCTATTCAATCTGCTAACCTTGTTATGAAGAACATGACCGTAGCTTATTCTAACTCTGGTTTCTTCAAGATAGAAGTTACTCCGAGGGCTAGAAGTACATATACTTATAAATTTACTGGCGGTATCTTAGGTGACCTAAGTGCTACCATAGGTAAGGTAAGTATAAGCTCTGGTTCATTTAAGTTTCCTGTAAGAACTAAGAGTCTTGGAGCTACAATAGATATAGTAAGTGACTCACATCTTCCTTGTATTTTGCAAAGTGCAGAATGGGTTGGTGAATTCGTAAAACATTCTACAAGGGTATAAATATGATAAGTTATCGTCCTGCTGTAGCAGCAGATGTAACGGAAATACTTCCTAACCTTCGGGCAAATGATATAGAAGAATTATTATTATCATCAGGACCAGAGTATGATTCTTCTTTGGTAAAGTCTATAGAATTATGTCAAGGAGATGCAGAAGCTGCTATTGATAGGGACGGTAACGTTATAGCTATTCTCGGCTGTTGTGTGAGTAGTGCAGAGGTAGGTGTACCTTTTATGGTGTGTAGTGATGAAGTTAATAAATATCCTAAGAACGTAATAAAGGATGCGAAAGCCCGAACATTAAGATGGAGTGATAAGTACCCAATGTTAATCAATATGGTGTACTCAGGTAATGTAAAAACAATTAAGTGGTTGAAGCACGTAGGCTATACTATCGGTGAAATAGATGAACACTGGGGTTATGCTAATGCGCCCTTCCACGCATTTTATAGGATAAAAGAATATGTGTGATGGAGGTGTATTTTCCGTACCAATCGCTTTAGCTATAGCTAGTGCTGCAGCAAGTACAATGCAAGCTAGTTCAACAGCTAATAAGGCACAAAAGTCCGAGGATCGAAATTTTATTAATGCTTCAAAGACGGCAAATCTAGCTAATGAGGAAACCGATAGAAAAGCTATTGAGGAGAAATCAGCTAGAACAAAAGAAGGCATGTTGGAACGAAGTAGATTAGCTGTTCTTCAGGGGGAATCTGGTTTAACAGGAAACTCTTTTGATAGAACAGAGACAGAGAGTATGTTTAACCTTGGTACGGATATTGCTTCTATTGAGTCTAATCGTGATTCAAAAGCCAAACAGCAGCATCTCCAAAGTAAAGGTCTCTTAGCTAAATCTAAATCTAGGAGGAATGCAATAACTAAACCAGATTTTATTGGTGCAGGTTTAAGCATAGCAGGAGCAGGAGTGGATGCTTGGTCAACCTCTAAGAAGGGTGGAAGTAACCCTTTTACAGCAATTGGATAAAAATTCTAAGGATATAGCATGCCAAAAACTAAACAAACAGCAGTAAGGAGACAGCAAACTATTACTCCTATCTCAAAACCACAGATACAGGGGGAGTTTGCAAGTCCTGTAGACCTTTATGTAGAGCCAGAAAAGGATGCTAATATAGAGGGTTTAATAAAAGGTTTGGGTGAACTTAATCCTAAACTAAATAATTTCTTTTATCAAAGCGCACGTAAAGATAGAAGAGATGGCAAGAAGGAAGGGAAGGCAGATTTCCTAGCGGGAAAACCTTTAGACCCAAATGCAAGTGCGTTCAAAATTGAAGCTTACCAAACCCAAAAAGGAATTGTGGAAGGGACTGCGTATGGGGAAGAACTGTACACAAAGTGGAAAAGTAGTGATGCAGGAGAAGACCCTAGTGGTTGGTTGGATGAAAATATTTCAGCAGAAATTAAAGGGAATGAAAATAAGTCCTATGTCCAAGGCTTTGCCCAATACGCACATGTAACTAAAGCTAAAATTCAAGGTGAGTATAATCAGTATGTGCGTGAGCAAATCTCCACTAAGGTAATAAGCACTGCCACGCAGCGTTTGCAGGAATCATTTGAGTTTAATGGTAGAAAGTTTACAGCGGAAAGCATAGAGAATGGCAGAGTAGCAACAAGGTCAATGGGTATCTCTAACTCAGACTACAATACTATGCTATTTACAGTAGCAAACAATAGTGGGCTAAATGGTAACTTTAAGGCATATGATGCTCTTAAGGAAAACCGCCCTGATGGTACGCCTGGAATGTATCACATACCTTCTTGGAAGGATAAGATTGATAGAGCAATAATTGCATCTGAGAAGATATTTGTGAATGCAACTAAGGGGGAGATGCAGGCTGAACATGCCCAAGAAAAACTTGAGGTAGATGCGGCTATAGAAGATATATCTCAACTACCTTTTGAAGAGAGAGCCTCTGCAGTCGCAGCTTACCTTGATTCTGATTTCAAATTTATGTCTAATAAAAATTATGTAACGGCCCTTTTAACTAAGCCAAGCATAGACGATCCTGGTGACTCAGAGGCTGAGAGAGCTATCACTCAAGATATCGTTACTAACAATGTGGGTAATTGGACTCCAGAAAAAATATTTGATAAGTCAAATGGGATGAAAATTGAGGAACAAACTAGGGTTCATAGTGTTCTTATAGCTAAAGAGAAGCGTGATAAAGCGGGGCAAGCTGATGCTGTTTATGGCGTATATAAAAGTGATGAGTATAAACATTTAGAACAACAATTGGGGGCAGAGCTTAAACCCAAGTTAAGTCCATTAGAAAAGATTACGGATGCACAACAAATAAATATGGGTATTTCAAATAGCATGGTGGATGACTTTTTTAAGTATGCTAAAGGGAAGAAGCCCGAAGAGCTACGTTCTCTTTTCGCCGAGATTAGGCAACGGGGAAAGGAGTTACAGAGGGAAGCAAAGGATGATGTCGAATCAGGGGAGAAGGTTTTTGATCACTCAAGTATAAAGTATAGGAGTGCTACCCATATGCTTAAGGCTCAAAAAGATTTGAGGGAGAGGGGTTACCCAGTTCTAAGTACATTTGATGTAGCGAACCACCAAAAATACTTTAGATGGCTGAAGACAAAACCACAAAAAGATAAGAATAAACAATAAACAAAGGAAACAGGAATGCTTACACTTGATGATGATTTAATAGAAACGCAGTATGAAACGGATCAGAAAGAGTCAATGAACATGATGCGTGAAATGGCAAGAGAGGAGGAAGGAGAAGCCCCTGTTGCACCAGAGGGAGATACGGAAGGATTAAATCCTCTGGAAAACAAAGAAGTTGTACCTGCTGCTTTTGCAATTGAACCATTAGAAACAAAACAAGAAGAAGCAGGAATGTTAGATACTGTTGGTTATTATGGAGGTGAGTTAAAGAAAGCGGCTGCAGGTGCAGGAACTGAGATAGTTAATAATACCCTTCAATTAGAAGCTGACTTACGAGAAAGCGTGTGGGAATATATGGGACACGAAAAGAATGTAAAACCTATATTTCAATTAGATGAAGTAGAAGAGAATGACTCTTTAGGGGGTAAATTCCTTCGTACTGGTTTTCAATTCTTTGTCCCCTTCTTAGGAGCTGTCAAAGCTCTTAGTGCTATAGGGGTAGTTAATAAAATTGGAAATACCGTAACATCACTAGCAGCAGGTGGAGTTGTAGATGGTGTAGTATTCTCACCAGAGGAGGAGCGTGTATCGGATATGATATTAGATTGGACCGATGACAACCCTGTAATTGGTAAAGCTATGTTTGAGTATCTTGCATCCGATCCTGAAGACACCAACGGTACAGCTCGTTTTAAGAATGTGTTAGAGGGTATGGGTTTAGGTTTAGGCACTGAAATATTATTCAAAGCTCTTAGAGTTGTTAAAAATCATTTTTACCAGAAGAATGGTGGAAATGCTTTAGATGCTCTTGAAGCACGTAGAGAAGCTCGTGCTAAAGAAGTAAATGAAGTAGATGAAAATGGTCAGCCTATACTTAAGGAAGAAGTAAATGCAGTAGATGAAAATGGTCAGCCTATAATTGATGAAGTAAAATTAGATGGTGCAGGCTATCCAATTCTAAAAGAGGGCCAAGTTTTAGCTGAAGGTGATGCTCGTGCTACAGCACACATAAGTCAAGTAGCTCCAAGGACCAGACCAAAGATTAGTGATGAGCAGGTAAGTCAAGTTGTTACTGCCCTACAAGACCTTGACCCCGCAGCAGCAGCAGCGGCATTACGTGGGATTGATTTTAATTTTGCTCGTATAGATACAGGTGATGATGTTAAGGCTCTTATCAATGAGTTCTCTGAGCGGTTTGGTGGTGTTGGCACAAAGGCACAAACACAAGATCAACTTAGAGAGTTAGCTGAAGAATTAGGTGCAGGTCAGAGTACCCTTAAACAAATGCATGCTGAAACTGAAAACCTAGGTGCTAGAGTATATGCACATAGGGCATTACTTACCGCATCTGCAGAAGAGGTACGTAGGTTAGCTACTTCTGTTAGGCTTGGAGAAGGTGGTGATGATGCAATTATAGCACTGAGAAAGCAAGTAGCTTTACATGAGAATATCCAAGCGCAGATGAAAGGTGTTCAATCTGAAATTGGTAGAGCATTAGCACAGTTTAGAATGACTTCTAGAGGTGTTGATTTATCACTTAATGAAAGAGATGAACTATTAGAAGCTATGGGTGGGCGTGACTTTAATCAAAAGTTTGCTGAGAAGTTAACTTGGATTACTGACCCAAAGCAATTAAATTCATTTGTACGTAAGGGAGCTTTGGTTAGAACGGAGAGTGCGCTTCTTGAACTCTTTATTAATAACTTATTATCAGCTCCTGCTACACACCTTATTAATACTATCGGTAATGGTTTGGTAGTAGTTAATTCTATTGCAGAAACTGTAGGTGCAGCAGCATTTAGTAAGATACTTCCAAGATCAGCAGACCCTCGCAATCAAGGTACTAGAGCTTTTGATGCAGGTGCTAAAATATTTGGAATGATGATGGGCATAACTGATGCCCTTAAAATAACCGCTGTGGGATTACGTGCGCTAGACGATGGCTTTACCGCATCACTGAAGGGTGACTTTAAAGGTGCTAGAGATATCATAGTTCAAAACCAAGACGAGTTTGGAACATCTTTAAAAGCTTTCGCTAAGAATGAAGCTGTCCTAGATAAAGGTAAACACAGCACTATCGATCAACTCAAACAAGGGGATGGTGGTATAACAGCTAAAACATTTGATATAGACCCTGCATCATTCTTGGGTTATGCAACCAATGTTTTTGGAACTCTTATTAGAACTCCAGGAAGAGCCTTAATGAGTAGTGATGAATTATTTAAGGCTGTTCATTATCGTGGTAGCTTATATGAACAAGCACACGGTATAGCTGTTAGAGAGGGCTTAACTGGTGCGGCAAAGAATAAGCGTATGGCTGAACTAGTAGGAGACCCTCCAAGGCACATGAAAGAGAGAGCTATGCGAGAAGCTCGTGAAGGTACTTTTACAAATGAGTTAGGTGATATGATGAAGCCTATACAACAGGCCTCTCAAGCAATTCCTGGATTAAGGTTTATAACACCATTCATGCGTACTCCTGTAAATATATTTAAGTATACAGGAGAAAGAACCCCTGTTCTCAACATGTTTGCTAAGAGTGTCCGAGAGGAGTTCAGAGCGGGAGGTAGGCGTAGAGATATGATGTTAAGTAAAACAGCATCAGGAACTACTCTATATCTTGCAGGTGGATGGCTTGCTTCAGAAGGTAAGATAACAGGTGGAGGGGAAACGAATCTTCGCGGTGAGAAAATGGCAGGTTGGAGGCCTTATAGTGTGCGCTACACAGATAAGAATGGTATTGGTAGATACGCATCATATTCTCGTTTAGACCCATTTGGTGCTTTCTTAGGTTTATCTGCAGATATGATTACAATGGCAAACCATGCGGGTGGTGATATTGATCCATCAGAATTAGCGGTGATGGGTATAGTATCTATAACAAAAAATCTGACATCTAAATCATATTTATCTGGCATTATACAACTATTAGATACACTCAATAGTGATAACCCCGATGCATGGGAAAGATTCTTCCGCAAATTTCCCGCTACTTTCATTCCTCTTTCTGCAGGTCTAGGAGCAGCAGCAAGAACTATTGATCCTGAGAAGAAAGAAGTAAACGATTGGATAGATCAAGCTCTTACTAAAATACCATATGCTAGTAAATCTGTTCTTCCCCAAGTTAATATGTTTGGTGAAGATATGATGCAGGATGGTACTTTAGGTCCAACCTTTATGAGTCCTATATATACCTCTGTAGAATCTACTAATCCTCTTGCCACTGAAATTGGTAGACTTAATATTGATCTTCAGAAACCTGCTAAATTTGTTGGTTCTGGGCAAGGTTCAAAAGGTGTTGAACTATCTAAAGATCAGTTCTATAGATACCAGAAGTTGATGGGTAACGAAGCTAAACTAAATGGTAAAGGATTTAGAGATGCTGCATTGCAACTTATAAAAACGAATAGCTATAAAAAGGCAAGTGATAATCCTGATGTAGAAGAATTACAAGGTAAGGAATATCTCATTAGATTGATGCATGCACATTATAGAAAAGCAGCTTTACTTATGCTTCTAAAGGAAAACCCAGAGTTGAAGAAAGAGTATGAAGCTTTACAAACAACTAAGCATAAAGCTCTGACAGGTAAAGCAACACAGGTAGATTGGTTAAAGAATGAATAAAACAATCAGGGGGTGAGATTCCCCCTACTTTTAAAGAGGATTAAACATTGGCATACGCTAGAGTAACATATACAGGGGACGGGGCTGCTACAACCTTCTCAGTAACATTCCCCTTCATTAACCGCACACATGTTGTTGTGTCTGTTGATGGTGTAGCACAAACACTTACTACACATTACGTGTGGCTTAATGATGGTTCAATACAATTTGTAACTGCACCACCTTCTAGTCAAGCCGTGCTTTTCCGTAGATACACAACTATAGCTACACGGTTAGTTGACTTTCAAGATGCAGCCATACTAACAGAAGCTGACTTAGATTTAGATTCAACACAACATTTATACTTATCACAAGAACGTGCAGATGAGCAGGAAGCTCTAACAGCATCCACGGTCCAAAGCGTAACAGGAGCAACACCTATCGTATCAAGTGGTGGTGCTACTCCTGCTATCAGCATAACTGCTTCAACAACCTCTGCTGCGGGATCAATGTCAGCAGCGGATAAGATAAAGATAGATGCTACATCTGGTACTAATACAGGTGATAATGCAGGGGTCACATCAGTAACAGGAACAACACCAGTTGTATCTAGTGGTGGAACTACTCCTGCTATATCAATGGCAGCA